ACTGGATTTTCTTTTTGCTTTTTCTTGCTCCTTTTCTTTAGGAGAAGGTCCATCGTACACAAAATAACAGTGTACGTTGTTGCGACGCAATGCTAGGATTAGATTGATGAACGCGTGAATCCACCTATCGCCAACAGCGGATTTATACTTGAACAAAAACAGACTCACATCCACCGCTACCTTCTTGTAAGCAAGGCTACTTAGATGAATTTGCTTGTAACATTCTGGACATTTTTTTCTTAAAAATTGATGTAAATTTTTGATTCCCATTTTGTTATTTTATAGTTTGTAGCTCTCATATTTCATTTTATAAAGTATCTAATATATGTCTCGTTTAAAATTCGACATGATTCAACTACCTTCTATCTAAATATAGTATCTAGAACAGCTGAAAGTCTTTGGTCAGAGTGAGCATCAAAAAGTTAAAAATCATACTGCTAGCACGATAAATAAGGAAAAGTGACCCAAAAGTGACCACTTTTGATATATGGTAGCTTCATTGACTTTTCTTCCTAAAATTCTGACCACAGAGGCTCTGAGGCTTTGGTCAGAGTGAGCATCGAAAAAGGACGGTAAAATTTTAGTGTCAAAATTCGAGTTCACTAAAATACTTATAAAACTAATATAATGATTGTTTCAACGATGCTTACGTGATAAACTTCTCATTATAGCTTTTCTGGAAAGCTGTGAGTAAATAAACACCATTTATCTACCCAAAATCACTAAAAAAGCACATTAATGTATTCAGATAACTCGACGATATCTACCATTACTTTAGCTGGTTGATTAATAATGAAACAACCTTTTTAAGACATCTAGAACAGCTGAAAGTCTTTGGTCAGAGTGAGCATCAAAAAGTTAAAAATCATACTGCTAGCACGATAAATAAGGAAAAGTGACCCAAAAGTGACCACTTTTGATATATGGTAGAAACTTCTTCAATATATCAATATATTTCACCCACAGAGGCTTTGAGGCTTTGGTCAGAGTGAGCATCAAAATTTAAGTGTTACTTCTTTTTATGTTTTTCAGGTAATACCGCGGTAAAACACATGAATCCTAGAGACAATAAACTTATGATACAAAAGATGATAATAAACATAGTAGCAGCAGAGTTTGCTGTTTGTTTAGAAATTGTGAAGTTCTCTTCAATACCTACATTGCCTGCTAAAAAAGAAGTTGTGTTTAGTTTTATAAGTTCTCCTAAAGATGTGAGTGGGGAAAAATCAAAACCAGTGTATCTGTATTGAGCTCGTCGAGTGAATCCAGTTCGGGGATCTATTCCACCACCATTAATACCATTCCCGAAATCTATAACAAGACGTTGTTCTCTGATAAATGGAGGTATACTTTCTATTAATGCGTGTTCTGACTTGGGAAAAATCATCGTGGTAGGATAAAAAAGATCAGGAATACCGCAAACCACATTTTCCTCTATCTTGCAGTCATTGGTACCTCTTAACATTCTAAAATATCCATTAATACCCCACTTATCCCCCCAACTATTAGCAATCCACCAAAACTTAACACCGGATTCTTCACCCCAACCGACTATTCTGACCGCATGCCCACCGACTCGAATGTCGTCTTTGATACTTGAGTAAATTTGTGTTTTTGGATTGAATAAATAAAAGTTAGAATAAACTTCCATACCAGATGTGACAGGACCATTTGTATAGATCTCCGACATAATGTCTTTTTCGCTACCGTGTGGAGCCGTTCCGGGGACCGAGTAATAACAAAGAGCTCGATAAAATCTCGCTGGTGTTCCATCTTCCGCCCCGGTTTCTCTTTCTTGTGAGTAATCACCACACATATCTCCTTCATCTCCCGTGATGGCAGTACATAAAGGTAATTGACTGTCTTCTTTATAATTTACAATATCGTATCCATCTTTTCGTTGATTGTAAGATAAACATTTGTCGGTATTGGTACCAATTGTATATAAATATCTCCAAGAATCTATTAATGTATTACCATGACATCCCAATTTGCCTATATTTTTAGATAATATTTTACCAACTTTGGCTGTATAGTTTATGAATTCTGGATAATCTATTTTTAATTCTTTACCTTCCAGGTCGCATAATAATGGTTTTAGAGGAGTCAAAACAGGGTTTAGTTTGTTATTTGTTCTAAGTCTAAATCTATCAGCCAGTGCCGAAGTACTCGCCCATGCCCAACAACTACCACATTTTCCTTGATTTTTGATAGGAGATAAATAGTCTTTCCATACCAAACTTCCATCGAATTCTTCGGGTAAATTTTTGATAATTTGTTGTTTTACAGTATGGATTTTTAAAGCTCTATTTGTGGTAGAATTATCGTTTCTCAAACTGGTTTGGAGTGGACGATTTTGAATCTTTGTCAATAATGCGCTTGAGAGCTTGTTCATTTTTTAAATGTAAAATGATTTTTAAATTTATGTTATTATCAAAAATGAAGATGAACAAGGAAATAATTAGTTTCAAAAACAGTATAATCGTAAACATTAAGACCCAGGAAGCAGTTAAATCCCGAGCAAGTACCACTATTCGGAAGTTTAAAACAACCCAAGATGTCACAGTAGCTAATAGAGTAGCTATGGAGAGAGCTGAAAAACAACTCAATGATGCCGAAGAAAAGATAAATAATTATAACGAATCTTTGAGAAGAATCGCTTGTGGTGATTTATCAGAATTACACGAAGTTCTACAAAAGAGTAAAGAAATGACTCTGGAATTCCACGATCACGAGAGTGAATTGGCTCATAAAAAAGCCAAAGCTACAGTCGCTGGTAAGAAACGCAAAGATGCAACTTACAAAAAACTGAGGAAGGAAAGAAGAGCACACAATTGGGATAAAAAGAAACACGGGATTTATTACAGGAAGTATCTCAAAGCCGTGGACACACTTCCTGATTACATGAAAGACAACTTGAAAACAATGCCAAACAACAAAGGTTATCGTTGGAGAGGTGTTGGGTTCTACGGTCAACAAAAACCTATCAAAGACGAACCTCTCATTCTTTTTGAAAAACGGAGGGGTGTGCTAAAAATATGTAAATATTTTAATGATAGACACGAGATTTATGAAAAGAAAGATGGAACAACAACATTGGTAGAAAAGGAATACAAGAAAAAAGTGTTTAATATCCCAATTCCCCCCGGGGGGACTCCCATAGAATATGATACTGCACCCCAAAGACACAACAACAGAGGTAGACGTAATAATGGGAGACAAAATCGTGATGGAAGAAATGGGAGACAAAATCGTGATGGAAGAAATGGGAGACAAAATAGTGATGGAAGAAATGGGAGACAAAATAGTGATGGAAGAAATGGGAGACAAAATCGGAATAAATCAAAATCCAGAAATCTTACTGGGTGGAGTTAATTTTTTGTTGATACTTAACAAGTATAAACAAATCTAATCAGAATTATCAAGGATTGACTCCAGAAATTTTTCTACATCTTTATATGCGAGACTCTCTGCTATCAATAAATCTTTTTCTACACAATATTCTTCTAATTCTTCTCCAAAATCTAAGATAGCATTTCTCAGCCTTTTTCTCTGTGTTTTGTCATCATATTCTTGTGGTGATGTTTCAGTTTCTGAATCTATATCGCTGGTAGACATTTTATATAATGATCGTATTGCTTTTGATCATTTTCAGAAAGTTCAAAGTCTTGGAAAGCATATTTAGACGACTTTGCAAAAATTATACGATTAAATTTTCTTTGCAAAGATGCTTTTCTACGATTCAAAGTAAATTCTTGATTTTCTAAATGGGACGCTAAGATATCGAAAAGATTTGTTAAATGAGAAAAATATTGGTATTCCCAGTCTTCAAAACTTATGAATTTTTTACTTTTTGTGCGTAAAATATTAGCCCTAAAAAAGATATTGAATTTCTTTATGGGTTTAACAATGGTAATCATTGGTTTTTCAACCACAATTTTTACATGTTTTATTTCTTTTTCTTCGGAATTTGCTATTTTGGCCCAACTAGACATTTATATTTAGATAATAATTCTTAAACTCTCTATTTATCCGCTTCAACCTCGTCTAGAGCTGCTAATTCGTTTTCTATCTCAGCGTCAATTTTTTCTACTACATTTTCTGAATCATCACGAACTATCTCAGCGTCTACTTCTTCAACTGTGGCTTCTTCCCTATCTACTTCTTCGACGATTGCTTCTTCTTTAAGTTCTTCTAACTCTTCTGCTATTTCTGAGTCATCAATATCTTCTTCGATCTCGATATTGGTTTCCTGAACATCATCGTCTCCTCCTATAACGAGAGATGACATCATAGGCGCCATCATAGCCATCATAGATTCAATCGGATTAGTTCTAGGCGGAGGCGGAGGCGGGGCTTGTTGCATTTCTTGCCGAACGGGGTGGGCTTGAACTTGCACCGGGCTTTGGTTATTTGATGGTCTAACATTTTGTACAACTTGTGCGACTCGTTGCTTAACAGTGGTATGTTGACCTCTTAGAATTTCTTGCACTACTGCTTCTAAAACGTCGGTTCGAGATTTCTGGATTCGAAGCTCATTCTCTAGTTCACTAATTTTAGCACTCTGTTGTTTAGTTCTTACAATTACAAATGCTGCAAGACCTACAATTAAAATAGCTTCAACCACCATGTGTATAATTTGCACTTTAGTAAATGACATGTTTTAAGAAACATGTCATTTTTTAAACCTAGTAACTCAGAAGACGGAAACGAAATTCCACCCCAGTTCTTGAAATAATCTTCTACATATATCATCGTGATAAGATTTTCGTTCTACTGTCTTAAGAATATTGAATTCTGAAATATCACAAGGGTGTTTATATTTAGTCAGAAGTTGATATAATACATATTGATTGTTAATAAAATTCTTACGATTATTTTTTTTATCCCCTTTGAAAATTTTTTCATAAGTCTCGACTAATTTGTCAAAGTCGCTAATAATATGACTTTCGAGGTGGGAAATATCCGGGGGTTTAATCCCTGTTAACGTGTAATGGATCAACACAGCATCTTCGTAATGTTTACTGTTTCCTGTTTCTTTCAAGAAAAGTAATACATGTGTTTTAGTAATTTTAGAAAACTTAAAAGTTTTTTTGTTAGATTTTACTAATAATCCGTGTAATGCAAATTGGCGTTCTAAATCTTTGTAAACTTTCTCCGGTATTGTACTATTTTGCTTGCCTTGGTATTGATTGATACAGTCTCTAAAATGTATACGTTTGTCATATGTGTATTTTGTTCCGACGTTAACTCTTTCAACGTCCTTATAAGAGGACGAAGTTGCGGCTATTTGAATTTCAAAACCACACGTTGTACACACACGATAACCGTCTAATTCAAGAAAATCGTTCTTATTACAATTGTCACAAATTTCTTGATTATTTTCCAATTTGATAACCGGAATTTCTAAAAAGTTATATTTTTTAGACGTATCTAAAAAGTTTTTAACAATAACGGATTTGTTATCCACGTCTTCTTCCACAACACCCATAAATGAGACTTTTTTAGGTTTTCTTAATATTTTTTCGAATTCTTCTATTAGTTCTGCCGTTTCCATTAGATAAAAATTTTTGCTTCTATTTGATTGTATGTCTTCTATTTTAGTTCTTAATTCTTTTGTGGCATTTTGTAACATTTTTAGTGTACTGTGAAGATGATGAGGTTGAGCAATCAATTGTTCTAAAGTAATAATTTGATCTTTGTAAGATTCGATATTTTCTTCTTCTTGCTCAAACATAGATAACATTTTTTCGTGTAAATACAAAATGTCTACCTCATTCTTCGCCATTTTGTATTATGCTCTCTTATTTAAATCACGGTTTTAATTTTTGGTGGTATTTTTAACAATTTCTCTAGATCTGTATTTGGTAAATTTTTTTTAAATTTTTTCTTGAGCCTAATAAAACACAATGGCATCTATATGTACTTCTAATCTTACCTCAGGTTTCATCGATCTTGCTACGTACGACGAGCAGGAGAAATATATGTATGGTGGTCGCCACGCGACCGCTTACTTTGTTCGCGAGACACGCAAGTCAACTTGGTTTACCCAAGTTCCTGTTGTCTTGAGCAAATGCAGTGGCTCCCCTGCTTTTGGTCAAGAGTGGTCGGTTCAGATCTCCCGTGCTGGTGATTACTTGCTTCAGACGTGGCTCCGTGTTGAGCTTCCAGAAGTGTGTGTTACTTCATCCACCAAACTTGGCGCCAACAGCGACGGCTCCTCTGCGAACCAAATCGCATGTGTTGGTATTCGTTGGACTCGTAATTTGGGCCACGCCCTTATCCGCGAGTGCTGCTTGACTTTCAATGATCTTGTAGCCGCTCGTTTCGATAACTACCATTTGGACTTCTGGTCTGCTTTCACCACCCCTGCTTCCAAGCAAAACGGTTACGATAACATGATCGGTAACATCGGTCAGCTTGCTGGTCTTGGTGATGTGCACGTTCTTCCAGCGTCTGTGTTGAACGTTCCTTTACCTTTCTTCTACACTCGTGACAGTGGTGTCGCTCTCCCAACAGCTGCCTTGCCATACAACGATATGCGCATCCAGTTCCAGTTCCGTAATCTTGGTGAATTGTTGATCGCTGATTTTTGTCAGTTGCCAGTCTACGCCGCTGGTACCACCAACACCGCACCAAATGGTGACGCTTACGGTTCCCAAAAGAGTATTTGCCTCGACCAGTCCACCATTGGTTCCTTGCCAAATCCTTTCGGTGAAACGCCGCTCGCTTACTTCGCTCCTCGTCCTTCTGGACAGGGCGCTGCGTCCAGTGGTGGAATATCAAATTACCAAGTTGGTACGGTTGGTAAAGACACCGCTTTCCAACAGTGGAAGTTCTGCAGTGGCGCAGCTCCTCAGCTTGGCTCTGTCTGTGTGTGGGCTAACTACGCTATCGTTTCCAACGATGAACGTAAGCGCATGGCATGTGCTCCTCGTGATATTCTTATCGAGCAGGTACAGACCGCGCCTCCGTGTGGTTTCAACCCAAAGAATGTCAACACTCCAGAGCAGTACGACATCCGCTTCTCACACGCCATCAAGGTTCTTTTCTTCGCTGTGCGTAACAAGACCTTGAACTGTGAGCATGCTAACTACACCACCTCTCCTTCGTTCCCGATCCTTAACTGCATCAACGGAGCTAAGAGTGGTACCCTCGTGACAACCGCTCGTTCTTACGATCCGGTCGCAGCTGCTTCCTTGCTCTACGAGAACACCTACCGTCTTGCTAACATGGGTTCGGACTTCTACTCCCTTGTTGAGCCTTACTACAAGGCCCCAACCATCCCAGACAAGACCGGTTACCACATGTACTCGTACTCCCTGGACTTCTTCAACTTGGACCCAATGGGATCTACCAACTACGGTAAGTTGACCAATGTTTCCCTGTATGTCAACCCATCCCAGGCTGCTGTTGAGTACCACTTGGACCCTAACTGCAACAACCAGACAGGTGCTGTCACTGCCAACGCTGGTTTCGTGTACACTTCCTCGTGCTCTACACCAGTACCTGGTAATGCTGCTAATCCTGACAATCTCCAGAACAAC